CATTGAAGTATAATCGCCTGCCGCCATTTCCAAATAATACTTGTCCATCACCACCACCACCCAGTTGTGTGCGAAACGATGAGTTTGTAATGATATCGCCGCTTGAGGAAATACTGCCACTCGTATATGTTCTTTGATTAAAATAAATACTACCTCCATCCCACAGCATGTATACGCCGCCGTCATTACGCATATAATAAGCTTGACCTGTGTTCAATACAACTTGAGTGGCTGAAATACTACCTGTAAACGATGCCCCTGCTAAGTTTGCAGGTGTATAACCTAATCTTGCTGGAATGTTTGTATAATAAGATGATGCCTGACCACTAAAATAAGTTGCATTATTAACAGTACCTGAAATAGCATTAGTGTAAGCAGTTGCAGCATTACCCGTGATTTGACCTTGAACTGTAGCAAGAGTTACGCCGCCATGATATGTGCTATTATTAGAAGTTAACGTTGCAACGTTAGCCGATAAACCAGCTGTAGTTTGATAGAGTGCAGCAGAATTAGCAACAGCATTACTGTAAGCAGAAGCGGCATTGCCAGTGATCTGACCTTGAACTGTCGTTAATGTCAACCCACTAAAATTATTTGAATTGTTAGCAGTACCTTGATAAATTGTGGAATTGACTGTAACACCAGAAAGTGATAATTGTCCACCAGTAATACTTGTGTTGACAGTAGCATTGCCAACAAAATATGATGATGTACTTATTGTGACGTTAGCACCGACTACAACGGATGTGGTAGCATTAGCTGTTGCTGTATTAACAGATGTTGCATTGAGCGATGTTGCAGTGATGACTGATGCATTGACTGCAGTTGAATTAGCTATGAAGCTTCCGTTGACGGTTAACCCGTTCTTTACTACAAAATTGTTATTTGCCATCCCAGTTCCCTATCCCTTGAGATTGTTTTTACTATTTATACAAGAGTTAGTTTAGTTTCTTTTCTAGAGCATCAAGTCTTGCTTTTAGAACTTCAATCTCTGCGTCTTTTGCTGCTAGGGCTGCATCGGTCTTGGCGTTTAGTTCCTTGACGGCGTTCACTAATAAAGCAGTGATACCGTTGTAGTTAAGAGAAAGTAAGCCTTCACCGTCAGGATCGTTTTCTGGAGGTGTGGATGATCTCTCAACACATTGTGGCAATACTCTTTGAACATCTTGGGCAATAAGTCCGGCATCTACAATCGGAGAACCATCAAGCTTTGTTGAATTATTTAATCTGTAGGTAATTCCGTTCAATTGTTTGATTTTATTTAATGAGTCTTCAATAACTAATTGATCCGATTTAATTCTTGTATCTGACACACTATACCAGTTTACAGCAAAAGCATAACCATCATTTCTAAAAGTAAAAACGTTCTGACCATTATTAACATAAAGCTGAGCGCCAGCTTCTTCACCAGGTCGATGGTAATATCTGAAATAAGTTTGAGAACCTCCTGGGTATGCTATTAAAGCATTAGTGTAATAAGTTCCCCCGCTATAAAATTCCGCAAGACGAGCATCGCCGCCAAAGAAAAACTGCTTATCGCTAGTTGTATAAAACCGATTTCCATTTATACCTGTATCCCAAAGACCAACATTGCCACCATCCGAGCCAAGATAAAAATAACATCTTCTAACATTATTACTAAGCGAAAGTTGTTTTTCGCCCGCCTCGCCATTTCCTGCTTGAATGTTAGTTCCATTTTGTAGAACGAAATTACTGCCTCCATTAATAACGTAGTTAGTGCCGTCATAATACAAATATTGATTTGTCCCGTTACCAAAATAATAAACACCAGTAGTTGGCGAGCCAGGTCTATAAGCATTTACATCGCCTGCAACATGAAGCTTATATGTCGGTGAAGTCACACCAATTCCCGTGTTACCATTAGAATCAATACGCACGCGTTCAGCATTATTTGTAGCAAAAACCAATGTTCCATCAGCTGGTGAAAACATTCCGCCGTCAGTATCATTGGTGCCAAAAGAATATCCAGCAACACCCGTTCCATAAGTTGCACCGCCTAACGCTCTAATACCACCATTCACGTCAAGTCTTGCGGTTGGTGAAGTTTTATTGATTCCCATATTACCACTAGAATCAATACGCACACGCTCGACTCCTGATGTATACAAACTTATGATTCCATTGGCAGCTGCGCCACTTCCAAGTTGCCCAATCTGCATTACCATATTATTTGCAATAGAAAACATTCTAGGATTATTTGTATCAGCAACATCAACATATAAGCCCACGGTTGTATTGTCTGGGTTTAGAAAATTTATTTCTCCACCTTCGCTGACGCCGCCATTTAAGAATGTACCAATACCATCAGTTTTACTACCACCAACTACATGCAATTTACCAGTGGGAGATGCAGTACCAATACCTACGTTTCCATTAGCAACAAAATAAGCTGAAGTTCCAATTGTAGCAACGTTGGTTGTTGTAGTCAAATTAGCCGAATTAGCAATACCAACAGACATCGATGTAATAGCAGTTGCATTGGCAGTCATACTATTATACATAGCATTTGCCATAAGACCAAAATTTGAGAGATCATTTGTAATAGTCATTGATTATTGCTTACTAATGTATTGATTTCCTGATTTCTTTGTTCGCCAGTTTTAATCCAACCATTTGCGAACGCTGCTGCTACAATTTCTTGTTTAGATCCAGGTATTGATTGACCTTGTTCTAAAAATTTTTCCACAGAGATTTTAACAATTTCATCTATAGCAACTCTAGCGCGTTCATGAACAGCATTCTGAATCCATTCGTCAACATCTGCCGCTATAAACTGCATTGCTAAATTTTCTGTTTCTGTTAATTCTATATTGTAAATTGACATTTGCTTCCTTTTAACCTATTAAATAAACTACAAAATTTCCAACATCACCACCATATATGGCTCCAGCCTCTGTCATATATAAATCAATATAATCATTTGCTGCACAATTTAATATTATCAAAGCACTACCTGATTGATAAGTATATCCCCCAGAACTATAAAGTCTTTTTACTAAAGTACCATTTTTTCTTATCTGAACTGATAATGCGCCATTGGTAGCTTCTGTCATAAGATCACCAGATACTAAATAACGACCTGCAACTGGTACGGTTACTCTATAATTTGGAGAACCTGAAAACATAGAATTAGGATCATAACTTGAAGTTATTCTAATTAAACTACCAGCCGTATAAGTAATGGTTGAGTTATGTCCTCCCCAAAACATCGGTTGATTTGGAATTGTAATGTTTCCAGCTGCAGAAATGCGCATACGTTCTGCCTGTGTACCAGCATTTGTAGTAAGAAATCTAATACCAGCTGTGGCTGTAGTAGTAAATGCTGCTTCAGATATGCCTTCAATTCTTGTCGCTGAAAGAGCACTAGTTGAATTCGAGCCCGATGTATTGAATCCGCCTAGTGTCAGACCTGATGGAGTTGCAGAAGTAATACTAGTATTTCCGCCATGTCTTAATAATTCTACAACAGGAAACCCACCTACATCACCTCCGGTAGCATTTGAAGTGTAGTGAGTGACAGATAATCCGGGGTATCTAGGCGTAGAGGAAGGACCATAATTTGATATATTAACGCGAATGTCATTATTGGTAGCCGCAAGTGTCATTCCAGTCACTGCAGTATTATTAGCAGTTATGCTATTGTAAACAGCATTAGCTATCGTAGCTACCTTGGAAAGACCTACTGAATCAGTCATTGATTATTGCTTTCTTCTGCTGGTTTGATAATAAGATCACCAGATTCAACTAGTTGCATAATGTTGGAATAGTCAGTGTTGGCTGGGTCAATCGGAACAGTAGAAGTCACTCCGTTTATGTCAACAATAATTTCCGATACCTGATCGGCGTTTGGGTACTTTAAGTATCGAGCGTTTGTATATTCTGACATTGATTATAACTCCGCAGACGCAGCAAATGTACTAATCATGTAGCTATTAAAACCGCTAATGGTGAAAGATGGGTTAAATCCAACAACAGTCGGATTAAATGCCGTCCCAGCACTGCCGTTACCGTAAGTAAAACTGCTCAGACTCACTGTTGGACCCGCCCTCATTGCCTCCTGAAACGAAACCCATTGCGCTCCTTGCCCAGTTGCTTGGGCGCTTGGACCGTAAATAACTGTCACGCCTGTTTGATAATACCGCTGACACAACGCCAACGTCTCGCCAATTGGCAGCCGCTCAAATGGAGTTGCCACACTACCTGCTTCAAGCTGAACACCCGTGACGTAAAAAGTTGCACCATTTGTACCAACAACTGAAACTGCGCCCGTAGCAGACACGACATTTGATGAAGCCCATGCGCCAGCAGTTCCAGTAAAAGTAGAGCCTGCACCAAGACTTAAAAATAATGTTATTCCCGTAGCATTAGTGCTTCCAGTCCATGTTCCGCTTGTGTCGCCTGGAATTGTTACGGAAATAAAAGTCCATGTGTTTGCGGTTGGTATTGAATATGAAAAAGGATAAGAGCGCGTTGCGCCACCATTTCTAAGTGAACCACCAAAAGTGCCAGTCAAAGAACTGTATACGCTAAAAGATAACGTAATTGTTTGAGCGGATGCAGTGCCAAAATTAAAATCCGAAAAATTATATCCTTCAATTGATTGAGAAAATGTAAAATAATCCCCAGCAGTAATAGAATATGCAGAAGATGACTGAAAGCCTAAGTAGTTTGGAAAACCTACCAAAGTTGTTACAGAGTTAAGATTTTGCCCCCACGTTCCTTTAGATGCTTGGTTTGTATTATAACTCCAGCGGTCAACTGTATATCCTCCGATTGCTGTTCCAGTCGCCCCAGCATTGCGCTGGTCAATTTGCATTGCACCATTGATGATTCGATTGCGTCTGAAACCACTAGTACTTGGATATACAGAATTATTGCTTATTGATAAAGCAGTAACTGCAGTATTATTAGCAGTTACGCTATTGTAAACAGCATTTGCAATCTGACCAATTTTTGAAATATCATTAGGTAATGCCATTAGTTATTTGCCTCATCAGCTGGTTTGATAATAAAATTGCCAGATTCAACTAATTGCATAATGTTGGCATAGTCAGTATTGGTTGGATCCAAAGGTACAAACGATGACACATTATGGATATTAACTTTAATACTTGCAATTTTAGTAGTACCGAAAGCATAAAAATATTCAGCATTTGTATATGGATTCATAATTACAACTCCGCGCTTGCAGCATATTCAAAATTTATTTGCAAAGAACTACCTATGTTTGTTTGAATAAAAAATGCAGGTTGATACCCGAAAAAAGAAGTAATACCGCCTCCATTTTTCCATGCGCCATCATAATAACTAACAGCACTAGCATTTCCAGCAGCATCATATATGGTCATTGTTGGATTTGTTCTTTTTCGAACATTAAAAGGAAATGTGCAGGCATTTGTGGTTGTTGCAGCTCCAAAACTATATGTTAAACTACCAGCACTTCCGGTAGCTCCCGGTTTTGTACCATCAGAATAAGATTTCTCATAATACCGCTGACATAGCATCAGTGTTTCGCCAATCGGCAATCGCTCAAAAGGCGTAGCTACACTACCAGATTCTAGTTGAACATTACCAATAACCCAAGTACCAGAAGTTTGTGCGCCCACGGTAAAAACAATTTCAATACCAGTTGTAGCTGCAGCCGGAATACTAATTGATGTCGTATAGTTAGCTAAAGTACTAGTAACAGTAAAAGTTCCTGTTGCAATTTGTGTGCGTGTAGGACTTGCTAGCGATCCAAATGTATCCGCTGTATTTGCATAATAAGCGATCCAAGTTACAGTTGTTAATAATGAATTGGATAAATCGACGCTTAAAAATGCAGTGTTATTGTTCAGATCATAACTATTAGAAGTTTCAATGCGCTGCGCAAAACCAATTGCTGTAACACTTGCTGCACCAGTAAACTGATAACGATATTGTGTTGTACCAGAACCAGCAACACGCTGACCTGTTACGTTTGCTCCAGTACAATATCCATACCATCGATCTACGCTATATGCTAAGGCTGCTCCTGCAGTAAAAGTCTGTGCTGAACCAGAATTGCGCTGGTCAATTTGCATTGCACCATTGATGATTCGATTGCGTCTGAAACCACTAGTACTTGGATATACAGAATTACCATTCATTGAAATAGCAGCTGCAGTAATATTTGTGTTTACAGTTGAATTGCCAACAAATGCAGAAGTTGCATTGACAACAACATTTGATCCAACTAAAAGAGAAGCATTACTGACTGATAAGTTAGCAGTGAAACTTAGTGTGTTAGACCAGGTGTATTGAGCTGTTGTATTGATTGCAGCAAGTGAAACGGAATTATATCCAACAACATCGACGATATCGTTTGATAAAGCTGCAGCTGCAAGAACAACTGTCGAGCCATTTGTTGCTGTTACTTCAGTACCATTGATTAGCTTCACACCATTCTTGTATACATCAATGTAGTTAACTGTATAACCACCAGTTATAGTAAACGATGTGTTGACTGTAGAGTTAGCCGTGAATGTTTGTCTTACATAAGTTGCTCCACTTATAAGTGATCCAACACCTTGATAACCAAACACATCAACAATTTGACCATTCAATGGAGCAGTAGTAAAGTTAACAGTCGAACCTGAAGTGACTGTCACATCAGATCCAGGAACTTGTTTTACACCACCGACGAAAACTTCGATAGCAGAAGGTATGTAACCACCAGCTATGGTGAAGGTATTACCGGTACCGTTAGCTGTAAACTGTTGAGATATGTAAGATGAATAGCTATATGCTCCGGTACTAAGTGTACCAGCATTGAATGCAACAACATCAATAATTGTATTACTTGGTGCAGCAGCAGCTAAAGTAACAATGCTACCACTTGTTACATCAACATCGGTGCCATTGATTAGTTTTACACCGTTCTTGTAAACATCAATATAACCGGGACTATATCCACCCACTATTGTAAATGTCGTATTTACCGTAGCATTAGCAGTGAATGTTTGTCTTATAGAACTAGCACCCGATGAAGAACCCCAATAAACACCAGATCCATTTGATATTAAAATCTGATTTGCTGTTCCAGTAGAACCATTTGCAATCAATCTTTGCGAATTACCGATAGCAACTGTTGTTGTATTAACCGTAAAACGTGAAGTTGAATTACCTACTGCAGTACTTGTTAAGTTTCCACCAATTTCAAAAATACCAGTAGCGTTAGCCGAGAATAAAATTCCGTCAGTAGTGTTGATAGCAAGCTCGCCGGAAGACACCGTTGTTGTCGTTGGACGAGTACCACTTACTGCATTTCTTCTTAGCTGAAAGATAGTATTAGCCATTAGCTCCAATCATCTTTCTTTTTATTTACTTTTTTTTCTTCGCTTGGAATTTTTTGTTGTGAATCAAGTAGTGTTTGATATTCGACTTGAAGCTTTTGATAAGCATCATTTACCAAATTATAATTCTTCATATGCTCTTCATAGTTCTTTTCGATCTTGTCACATTTTTCTTTCAGATCGCCAAGAGCAATGATTTCATCTCTATACCTTGCGTGTTCATCACGATAGGTATCTCTTTGAATAGTCGTAGCTTCAAGACCAGCTAGAAGTTGTGTGACTTGTTCAGATAGAGTAAAATTTTTATCTGTCTCTTCTCTGATGGAAGTATCTTTTGCTTTTAATGAATCATTAAGCAGAGAGATTTTAGCCTCAGCTTCAAGACATCTTCTCATAACATCAATGATAAATGTTTCTTGACATTTCATGTAAGACAAAGTAAATTTTTCATCAGTCATAATAAAATTCTCCTATTAGAAGGAACCGCCATCAAGTGTTCCATAAACGAGCGTTGTTCCATTCGATTGTAGAACGTAACCATTTGTTCCAAGATTTAATTTAGAAAGAGTCGTAGATCCACTGGCGACAATAATATCACCAACAGCAAACGAAATCAATCCAGTACCACCAACGTTTGCAGACAAAGTACCAGTTACAATATTCGTGGCGTTAGTATAGTAAGTGGCTGGTTGACCATTTAGATTTGTGGCATTGCTAGAAGTACCACCATAGCTAGTCGAATTAATCGTGACACCGGATAGTGATATCTGACCTGCGGTAATATTGGTGTTGACCGTAGAGTTACCAACGAAGTGCGACGTTGTATTTATGTAAGAATTTACACCGGCATATACAAAGCCGAAGTTTGTATTCGTACCAGTAAAGTTAATATTACCGGAAACTGTAAAGTTACCAGATGTATTAACAACGGCGGAACTCAATCTAGCATCGGGTAATGTACCAGTCGTAAGATTGGTTGCATTAGTATAAATGGCTAAACCATTTACAAAGAAACCATTCGTATTAACTACAGCATTGACTGTAGCATTACCAACTGCTAGAGACGAACCATTCAGAACAGCGGTGTTACCGGCATTAATTGTAATCGATGAATTTGTAGTCGCTACATTGATTGTAGAATTACCAACAATTAGATTTGCCTGGAATGTTTGAGTTCCAGTGATTGTAAATGCTGCTGATGTATTGACAACGTTAGCGCCAAGCTGTGCGTAAGGAAGTGTGCCATTCGTAATGTTAGTCGCGTTGGTGTAGTAAGATGCAGGTTGACCATTCAGATTGTTGGCGTTATTCGCCGTTCCTTGATAAATCGTAGAGTTAACAGTTACACCAGAGATAGAAATCTGACCAGCGGTGATGCTGGTATTTACAATTGCATTTCCAACAAATTGCGTAGTTGTATTGACTACTGAATTAGCGCCGACATACATCGCACTGAAATAGTTGTTAGTACCAGTGAAATTGATATTACCAGCAACTGTAAAGTTAGCCGAAGTGTTTACGTATACAGAAGCTGCAGCGCCAGCAAGATTATTGGCATTGTTAGCGGTGCCAGAATAATTGGTTGCATTGATGGTTGCACCAGAGATACTAATCTGACCCGCAGTTGTATTCGTGTAAACTGTAGCATTACCAACCGCGATCATCGTAGTGTTGATAACGGCATTTGAACCAACGAACAATCCGTTATTGAAATAGTTGTTCGTCGAGGTAATATTTAAATTACCAGCAATAGTGAAGTTACCGGATGTATTGACGATAGCCGAGCTATGTCTTGCATCAGGCAACGTACCGGTAGTAATGTTGGTAGCATTAGTATAATAAGAAGCAAGCTGCCCATTCAAGTAAGTCGAATTATTTGACGTACCGCTGAAATTCGTAGCATTAATTGTACCGTAAGTTGTAGTGTTACCTACGTAAAGATTATTGGCTTGGAATGGAGCGATATTGAATGAATTATTTGTTTGATCAATATAGGGAGATGCATCTGGTTCAGGAAGATAACCGTCAAAAACTTTCCAAACACCAGTAGCATGATCACGGAATAAACCAGTATGATGATAAATGCCATCATTGTAATTAGCAGCAAAACCAATATCTGGATTTGAATTAATACTATTTGAATTCAGATATATCATATTATCAACGACAGATAAATTATTTGCGCCGATAACCGTTACATTTCCACCAATAGTCAAATTACCACTAACAGTCAATGTTCCACTAATACTGGCATTGCCCGTAGTATTAAAAGTTCCAGTATTTACAGCAGTTGAATTAATTGTTGTATATACACTATTATTACCAGCAGTGATTTGAGTTGTGTTAACAACGACATTTGCGCCAACAACAAGACCGGAAGCATAAACATTTGTAAACTGATTATTGGCACCAGTGAAATTAATATTACCCGCTACAGTATAGTTACCAGAGGTATTAACATAAGATCCAGAGGAAGCGCCGCCGAGATTATTAGCGTTGTTCGCCGTACCGGTGTAAATTGTAGCATTGATTGTTGCGCCAGAAATTGCAATTTGCCCAGCCGACATATTTGTATTGACTGTAGCATTACCAACAAAATGTGATGTTGTGTTAACAGTTACGTTAGCACCAATGTATAGACCCTGACTGAAATAATTGTTGGCTGCAGTTAGATTGAGATTGCCACCAACCGTAAAGTTACCAGATGTATTGACGTATACAGATGCCGCAGCCCCACCGAGATTATTGGCATTGTTAGCTGTGCCAGAATAATTGGTCGCGTTTACAGTTCCAGCGCCGATACCAACTGTATTTGTAGTTTTATCAAACGTGAAACCAGCCGAAGCGTTCAGAGATATAGAATCGTTAAACTGAATTTGAGTATTAGAACCAGCAACTCCTGGTAATGGAGTGTACCAATAAACGTTTGCTCCATTGGTTGCAAGTAATTGCCCAGCACTACCTAAAGAACCATTTGCATAAACGGCTCTAACATTTGCTGTAAGGACTTTAATCTGATCTATGAAGCCAGATGTATTTGTTACAAGAGCTTGATTAGCGGTTAATACACCTGGGAATCTAGCGCCACCAATAGCAACAATTGAACCATTAGGGCTACCAATAAAAAGTTGATCGCCATTAGAAGTATAAGCAAGCTCGCCATTGGCCAATCCAATAGGATTAGCATTGGTAGTACTACGCTTGATTTGAATCTGATTAGCCATTAAAAGCTGCCCCCGTCTAGGTCCATTTGTCTAATGACATATTTATTGTTTGTTGTATTGAACACCAGCGTGCTGTTATTTGCCGGAGGATTTTGTGAAAGCTGAACGTCGGAAATCGAAGACACGGTGATATTCGCTATACTATTAGCTACAAGATTTGATGCATAAGCTATCGCGTTCGCGTAAGTCGTGGCATCATTAGCCAACATAACAGTCGAATTAGAATACCTACTAAGATCAGAAATGGCTGTAGTGGTTACAACAGGAATGCTGGATGGTATCGTCAGAAGCGAACCGTTCTGATTGACTACCTTAACTTTATATTGGTTATTCGTTATCGATTTAACTACGAAAGCCATGATTACCTCGTCACTTGTGGAGTGACCGTTACAATTCCTTCAACAATACGCGATCGAACCCCAGTAAGATCTTCGACCTCAACATCATATACATAACGACCTGCAACAATACTTCCCGTTGTTGCAGCGCCCATAGAAAGAGTTACTTGTCCATTACTATTCAATCCGACATTGAATGTGTAAGCGCTCGACGAAGAATATGTTTTTCTAATCTGAGAATTAGCCGTATAGCCTGTGAAATCGATTGGCTCGTCTGATATGTTGTGGATTGTATACGTTGTATTGAACGTAGCTCCCTGGTCGATTACAATGTTTATTTTAGCTGCCATGTCAACCTCTTATGGAACTATAGAAGTTCTGATGAATTTAGCAACAACATTTGCTGTAGATGGTGTTAGCTGTAATGCAATATTACCACCGTTAATAATAACGTCAAAAGTTCCAAGAGAAACGATGTTGAACAGAGTCCCGTATTCAGTTAGGTAAGGAGTTGTTCCGTCGTGTATAATTGAAATTTTTGTGATGTGGTAATAAGGATTTGGCGTCACCGTAGAGTCCGAAAGCTGCACGGTGTATTCGTATGAACGATATGTGGATGCCGAGACGCTGTCTATATTAGCAGCTGCTGTGCTATTCGTGAATGTATAACTATTTGCGAATTGATGACTGATACCGTTTAGTAACATTCTACCAGCCACAGCAACATTGGAAGATAATGTTGTCACACCAGCAACAGCCAAAGTATTTGAAAGCGTTGCGTTGCCTGTAACGACGATCGTGTTAGTAAACGTTGCGTTGCCCGTCACAGCTATTGTATTCGAAACAGTTATTGCCGAATTTACAGCAACTACGGTTGTGTTTACCGTTAGTATTTGCGACCCACCTGCAGTTATTCCAAGAGTTGCTGTTGCAGGTCGATAAATTCCCGTGTCAGTGTTACTAGTGAACGTAATCGCAGGAGCTCCAGCAGTGCCAGCTGGAACGAAAACATTATTTGAAATTATTACATTATTAGGATAAGAATTTGAAACGTATATTGAGTTCCAATACGCGGTCGTATTACCTAAACTGTAAACAGCATTTGACGAAGGAAGCAAAGAATTCGCGAAACTGGTCGTTCCAGTAACGATAAGATTTACTGTATTCGTGGTAGTTCCGTAAATGCTATTCGCATATACGACGGACCACCAACTGTTGGCATTACCGAGTTTGATAAAATTGTTTGAAAAAGGTATAATATCTCCACCACTAGTACCGGCATATGCTAGATTTCCGCCAATTGAAACGCTACCCTCAATTCTCAAATTACCAGCAATATTACTCGTCACTGCTCCGGAAACGTTCAGCTGGTTTACATTAGCAAGACCACCAATCAAAACAGAATTAGCAAAAGTTGTATTGCCGACAATCGTAGTATTTGTTGTGTTTGCTAATAGCGTATTGCCGTTAATTGTAAGAACGGAAAACGAACCGTTTGCTTTTATTGCCGTATTACCGGTTATTGTAGCGATAGCATTAACGTTGAAGGAGGTAGAGGTTACATTTGTTACAGATGAATTGACGTTCAGGTAATTACCACCAAGCGTAGTATTGCCACCTGTCGGAACGATATAAACAGCATTAGACGTGATTACAACATTCGAAAACGTAGAGTTAGCGTTGAACGATACTAGATTTGATCCAACGTAAGTGAAAGCTGTATTTGTTATTAGATTGAGCGTATTACCGACAGCAAGAGTTCCTCCAGCAATACCCGTATAAGCCACGAGAGTGTTCGCTCCGAAATAACCATTTACATAGCCATTACCGGTCGACAAAGAACCGGCAGTAGATGTGTCTATGGTAACTGCGTTTTGAGATGCGATACTAGCAAGAGTATTTGTTACGGTTATCCAAGTACCGAAGGTATCTGTATTCGATACGACGTTGGCTACTGCAATAGTCATTTGTTACTTCTGCCCTATCAGTTGTCTCAGCAGAGATTTGATCTCTTCTATATCATTTTTCATTTGCTGATTTTCGTCGACGATCTTCTTTAGTTTCATTTTCTCTTCGCGTTCTTCTTTGTATTTATTTAACTCTTTTACATTAGTGTTGAGAATCGCATTGCTTTGTTTTTCTCTGATTAAATTTTTATTGTCTTTTACTTTTAAAAATTCCGTCATGTTAGACCTGCAGAGCCAAACATCTCATATCGGACATTTTGGGAACGATTTGATACGTGTCGGACACGAGAACGATTTTAACGGCAAACACTTTAAACGTATCAAACACGCCGTCTGCAGAAGTTATGTAACGCGCAATACTGTTATTGTTGGCGTATTTGAACGCTCCAGCCTGAGACTGCATACCAGGAATCAAACCAACAGCGCAGTTAGAAGAAACGAACGAAAGGTTAGAAGCCAATACCATCGAAGTTGAATTTGCGATTTGATTTACCTGTCGTACGTTAATTTTTCCCGTTGTATTATCTGTGATATAGATAAAATCGCCAGCATTGAAAGGATCGGTTGATCCGACCGAAACATTAGCTGAAGACGAGTTAACACTAGCCGAATTGGCGACGATCTGAACAGAAGTAGGAAGATCGTATACGAGTTCTACATAGTCTTCTTTGTTCACAAGACTGCTTATGAGAGCCGTACTTGTCGTTTCAACTAATGCAGACCAATCTTTAGCTTGAAATGTATCGCTGTCAGAACCAGCAAGGAATTTACCATACACTTTTAAATCAGTGCCTGGGGGTCTATATGCAGTTACGTAACAAACCAAATCTTCAGCATCTTGCTGTTCAGCTAGAATAACATTTTTTGAAATATAACGAGTCGCGCTCGAAGAAATATTGCCCGTCTCTCCGAATTTGGCGACAGCCGTTATGTTAGCCGTAATAGCCTGCGTGGCGTTATAAATGCTGGTGTTTGAGATATTGAAAGTCGAGATCGAAGAAACATTTGATGACACTACGTTTGTAACGTGCAGTATAGATGAGTTACTGAAGAATACAGTACCGTTGGACGTAACGGTAGAATTAGCCTGTTGAACGGCATCGCCAATTGCGAAATTACCAGCAGAGTTGCTGTAAGATATGATGAAACCGTTTATTGAAGTATTCGGATAAACAAGATTATGTGTGGTCGTTACAGAGTTTCTGATTGTGTCAATGTACGGAGTGATTTTTGTATTCGATGTTTGAAGAGTCGCTGTTACAGTTAGAGAACTGTTTCCTACACCAGCTGATGGCGGATTAGCGAATTCGCTACTTCTTGACATAATTATTCTAGTTTTATCTATGAAATCA